CGCCCGCTGTCCTGCCAAGTTCGCCAATGTACCAAGTGCGTTCAACATAATTATATACAACGTATCTATCATTTTCAGTAGACGAACCTGATGGGTAAAACCAGAATATCTCGCCGTATGTACTGTTAGGTACAGCAAACGCCTTGCTGATTTGTGCGCGGTTTATATCGCTAAATACATAGTCAGATACTTCACTTTCAAGCTGTTGAGCTACACCGCCTGCATAAACATAAAACGAGTGATTGCCCATCCAGAATGCACCTTGGTCAACTGACGCATATGCCTTATTAGCTATTAATCCGCAGCTAGATCCAACACGCTCAATACCATAAACGTATGGAGCGCCAATGTAATTTGCAACGTGCGCGTCTGTGCTTGTTAATATTAACGTCTGGCCTTGCACACGTAGGCCAGCCATAATCCTACCACTTGTGTTTAACTCAATATCACCAGCCTCATTAGTCGCGTCTGGCGTCCATGTGGTATTATCTTCTCGGTCACTAAATTGTATTTTACGTTGATTTCCGCCCGCACCGAGTGCAAACACAAATCTTTCTTCAGTGACAACGATAGCCTCATTATTAATTGGCGCGTTTGCTACTACAGCAGCAGGTGTAGAATTACTTAATTGCCACTCGTATATTTTGCCATCATCTGGGCTGCACGCCAAGAGATACTCACCCCAGTTTTCTAATGACCAAGTTGTGGCAGGCTGTGTTCTTGCCGTGTCTGGCCTCGCTACGCCATATGCATAATTTCCATAAAAGCTACCGCCATACCCTGTAAATGCTTCTGCACTTTCTCTGCCAGATGTTAAACCTATTGGAGTTATGTCGTGTCGTACTCCAGCAGAAGTCCAACTATATAATTTATTATACGTGCCACCAACAATATATCTACTTTGGTCGTTGGAAACCCACGTAATTAAACCACGAACTTTTGCATCCGCCGCAGTATCGGATCGAGTTCGCCATCCACCAATTGGGCGCATAGTGCCGTCAACCCAACGTATTAAGTTACTGTCGCGCCAACGATTTGACGATTGTAGCTCAGTACCATTTCGGTAAATGCCCGGTGGAATATCTAAAGGTATTAATGGCATAATAAATTACTTTCTAATGTTTTATGTAGACCCATAAATTGTTCCACTATTATTTAGCGTCCTTGCTGTACCAGAAATAGCCGAACCACCTGCACCGCCATTGCCACCGCCGCCATTACCACCGACAGCAGCCCAACCGCCTCCAGAACCTGCGGCTCTAACTGAACCTGCTATGTAGCTACCGTTTGTGCCTGCGTTAGTGTTGCCCGGAAGAACACGACCGCCGCCAGCTCCGCCCCAAGCAGGGCCACTATCGTAATCATAATAGGTAGAAGCTCCGCCACCTGCAGGCCCACCAAAAGTTCCGGGAGTGCTATTACCGTTTTGCCCGATAGCACCACCAGTAGCACCTGATGAAGATGTACCGTTTCCGCCAACACCGCCGCCAGCTCCACCGCCGCCGCCTGCTCTCCAAGAAGCGCCGGCACTACCTGCCCCACCGCCACCGCCGCCAGCAATGTATGCTCCTGAGCTATTTGTGATAGTTACCCCAGCAGAAGTGACGCTAATAGCATCGCCACCTGATTGACCAGAACTGTAGCTATTACCACCATTACCGCCACTCCCCATAATGTATCCCTGATTAATTATCGTACAGGGTATATCAATTATCATTCCTGCTGTGGCTACATTATTAGACCAAATATATACACCGCTAGAAATTCTTAGCGTTCCACCAGAGGATATGTAATTTGAAACTGTCATTTCTTGTACACTGCTGCTTATAACAGTTTCTGAAGATTTACCGTATCCATCAGACATTTTAATTTGCCCTGATGAAACATTGAATAAAGCGCGAACGTTAGAATCACCTAAGCCAATCTGAGCCGTGGCTGAAAGGCCAAGTTCAACATTAACTTGATTAAGTGTTATCTGACCGCTGGATGGTAACGCCATCTATCTTACCTCGATTTTAGTTCTTCGATTTCAGCTTTAAGCTCTTTGATTGCCTCAATCATTAATCCGTGAAGTTGATCGTATTGCACTGTCTTGTATTCAGTCTCATCATCGTCACCCATCTTGAGTGGCAATGTGCTTTCAATAATTGCACTTGGCATTACCTTCTCGACCTCTTGAGCGATAACCCCAGCAGACTTTTTGCCATCAGCTAAGTATTCAAATGTGTAACCATTTAGCTGTGATATTTTATCTAAGGCATTGTCTATCTTAACGATATCTTTCTTTAAACGCTCATCTGATATTGTTGTAGAGTATGCAATGACGTTACCGTCTGCATGAATATCCCCATCATTTTCTACCCTAAATCTTTCAGAGCCATCTAGGTTAACATTTAAGTATGTTGTTTCAACACCAATGTAATCATTACTGTCACGACCCATGTAGTAGACTTCACCACGCAAGTCACTTTCAACACTGAAGGTTGTGCCTGATAAATCAAGGCCAGAACCAGCACTGTAAGTAGTATCTGTAATGCCTGTTAAATTAGAGCCATCACCTGTAAATGATGTTGCAATAACAGATGTAGCAGTGACAGTTGACGCAGAATTTGCACCGATAGGTGTGCCATCAATTGACCCAGAATTAATATCAATACCCGTGATGGGTGTTGTACCGTCTAATAAATTATCAACGCTATCTAAGTTGGTGTTTATCTTAGTACCCCAAGTATCCTCAGACGCGCCGACTTCTGGCTTAACTAAGCTATATGTGGTTGTCGTAGTATCAGCCATTATTTAATCTCCTATAACCAAACTCTCATTGGTGTTTCAGGTGTTACCCCGTGTGTTGTATCGAGTGCCTCTACAGTTTCTCTAACTGCATCACCCATTAATCTAATGTTAACATGCCAGCCTGACATAGCTTGCATCTCAGGATACTCCATGCCGTCATCATCTGTCAGGGTGTTACCTGTTGGCTCGTGTAGTGTACCTACAACGTCGATGGCATAGTCAGATGTGTTTGACACTAGGTAAGGATCACCAACGTTTGTGGTAGTCTCCTCGCCTGTCTCCTCGTCTACTGTTGTTTCAGTGTCTTGAGTGTAAAATGCAGATAAGACTGTAGGCATTGCATCTTCGTTAGCTAACCTGATGTAGAAGTCAGTCTTGATTACTTCTGGTTCTTCTAAGATTTCTTCGGTCACTCTGACAACTCCTCTTCTTCTTCTACATACTGATCTGGAAATTGTTCTTCGTGTGCTGTTAGCATTTCAGATTCACTTGCAAACTCTTGTACTGTTGCGTCATCTCGGTAGGATACGACAGTCCCATCTAATAGTGAGACTGCCGCAGTGTTAATGATGAAGTGACCTTCAGTTTTTGTAATGATACTCATTATGCTGTACCTCCATCTGTGATAGTCCATCCATCGTTACTAATTAGATTAGCTCTAGCTGTAGCCGCCGCAGAACCTGCTGTGTATGTACTATTGCCAAAGTTAGGTGACATACCATCAAATGGTTCTTGTGCATCCCAGTTAACTAAGAGTGCATCATAACGTGAGGTTGGTATAGAGCCACCTGATATAAAGGTATTTAAATCATTAGTTGAATTAAGACCTTCAATGTCAAAGTTCTCGACACCCACGATATCAGTAAGGTTATTACAGCTTTGGAACATTTCACCCATAGTATTAACTAAAGATGTATTGAAGTTACTAAGGTCTAGAGAAAGAATGTCTCGGCAATCACGGAACATCCTACCCATATTTGTAACTGAAGATGTATCAAAGTTACTCACATTAATAGATGTTAGATCATAACAGAAAAGAAACATACTGTTCATATTCGTGACTGAAGATGTATCAAAGCCACTTACGTCTAGTGATGGAAGGTTGGTACAACTACGGAACGTACTATCCATAGCTGTAACTAAAGATGTATCAAAACTACTTACGTCAAGAGATGTTAGGCTACTACAGTCATAAAACATGTAGTGCATGTCTGTATTTGAAGATGTATCAAAGCTACTTACGTCAAGAGATGTTAGGCTACTACAGTCACGGAACATACTTCTCATATTCGTAACTGAAGATGTATCTGTTGTCCCTGCTGTAAACGAAGTCATATTTCTACAGCCCCAAAACGCCTCATTAAATATTACCCAACCAACAGTACCTAAGTTTTCAACAGATTTAACTTTGAGTTTGTCACCACCATTGCTAAATTTGATACTAGGGAAGCTACCTCTGATGCGGATCAAATGATCTCCAGCAGTTGCATATGTATGGGTTAGGTTAGCATCGTTGTATGCTGAAATAGACGAGACTGAACCATCGCCCCACTCAATACCAGCATCAAATGTGCCTACGTTTTGACATGGGATCGTAAAGGTTTCATTGGCTGTCGTTGTTGTGACAGTCATTGCAAACTCATCTGTGAACGTAGGTGCTGATGCTGTAGCTATGCCAGTATCCGTTAGGTCTTCTGACCACATTCTGAACTTACCTATTGTACCCATGAACCTGTAGCCTAAATGTAAGTTTGTAGCTGATAGGTCAGGTAAACCTGTAGGTGTTGTGTTAGCTGTTAGTGCTGTACCATCTGTAGCTCCGTTAATGAACGTAGAGCCGTGTCGTGATGCTATGTTAAACGAAACTGGGCTGTTAGCATAATTATAATAATCCTCTGCTGTCTGAGTAAAATCTACTGCACCTGAATATTTCTGTCTAAAGTTAACTTGACCAACTTTAGGGCTTTTTGCGTTAATCATAGAGCCAAGCCAATCAGAATTACTTAATCTCCAACGAAAAAATGTTACTTCACCTCCTACATCACTATTTGCTGTTGTAGTACTATTATCAGCATATGTCATTCTGCCGTCCATCTGTATTGACACAGAGAGAGGATTGATTTCTTTGAATGATATGTTGTCTAGGGTTATATCGGCTGTTTCAGCATCACTTCTAAAGATTAAATTACCACTGCCGGCGGCAACTAAAATTCCTGACTTAGTCCCAGATGATGTAATGTTTAAGCTATTTACATTTGCACCAAACCTTAAAAATAAATTATTACTGCCACTTACTGTACCGCCAACATCAAATGAGTAATAATAAAGTTTACCCTGAACAAGCCCGATGTCCTGTTCGAGTGTGTTAACATCACTTACTCCACCTTCAGCCGTTGCAATACCACCACTAATCGTCCATCCAGTTCCTTTTGTCCAATTACTATCGGTATCAAAAGTCCCATTCGTCACCAGTTCACCACTAGCATACACAGTCTCAGGGTAAGGCATGTTAGCCGCAGGGACAGTCAGTGTCTCAGCCGCTCTTGTTACAGTTGATCCTGATGTTGGGATGTAGCTTGATGGGGTTGATTCAGCTTCTGCTTGTGCGCCCCATAAGTAGAAGTATTCACCAGCACTCGTCCAACTTGCTTGTGGCCGAACATTTGTTGCTGTTGTACCCATGTTGAAAACTATATGTGTACTATTTACACCACCAACAATAGAACAACGATACCAACCATTTCCTACGTTTTCAATGAAAGCTGTGTCTATATTAGCTTGGCTCTCAATCTCGCCAGACGATAAGTTGAATACGGCATACCCACTTGCTTGAGTTCCAGACGTTATAGACAAATAGTTAGCCGTACCAGCTTTCGCATAAACACTTCTAACTCCAGTATTACCAAGAGAAAGATCATAAACTCTGTGTTCACTATTGCCTGTGTTGGCTACTATTTTATGAGCCGCAGTGCCACCAGCAGGATCACTCTCGCCGCCAGCCCTAGATACAACAGTATCAAGTCCTTGCATAATCCAAGCCATGTTGCTCATATCAGAACTGTAAGGTACTATGTTAGTCCTAGCTTCACTCTCGTGGAGTACGCCTTCGTTTACCCAAGCATCACCATTGTAGATGTGGTGGCCTACTCTTGGCGCATAAACAGCAGAACTTGTTGTTGGGACGTAGCTGTCGCCTCTGGCTGGGTTGTCTACCATGCCGCCTAAGTCACTGCGGTAAACGTGTGATCCCCAAATTTGAGCTGTGACGCCACCAACTATCCCACCTCTTATTTCAAAAATTGTATTAGTGGCCGACGTTACCAAAGCAGAAATAGTAAACAGTTGCCATTCCGTACTTAAAGTAAAATTTTGAGTTGTGGTTCCAGCTCTAGCACCTATTTGTATAGCTGAAGAGGCTTTAGCATAAAATGAAAAAGTGTATGTAGAAGCTGAAGTAGAAACATATTTACGAATAATAGAACTACCATAGGTGTTAGCAAAAACAACCGTGTCTGCTGTTTGTGTTCCGTCAGGTGCTATTTCGTTATTAGATGTTATATTTACGTTAACTCTTTGCCAAGATGAATTAGAGAAATCCTCAGAGTAAGTCAGTAAGTTATGAGGCGCCCATTTGATCTTACCATCTGAGTCTGTCATTGTAGCTTGACCTGCACGGGTGTGAGTTACACTGCTAGACAGGGTGCTATCTTCGCCGCCTGTCCTGTAGTAGTTCTGCTCGAAGTCAAACACTAAGGATGGGTCGAAGTCGTTTACTGCGTATAATGATAGAGACGACCCAAAACGTAATTGAGCCGTAATCGATAAACCTAGACCAATCTGCATAGTGACCTCTTAATATAGAGCAACAATGTTTGTCGCTGTTGTCCCGGTAGCATAAATTCTTTTTACCGATATAGGCAAGATAGAACCTGCTGCGGTTGCGCTTAGTGTTATTGTTGTGCCACCAGCAGTATCTACCTTCAAATCACCAGCGCCGCCAATGTAAACTCCGCGTGTCGGGTTTATGTCAGCAGTATCGCTTGCGGTAACAGCAGCCATATCATATGCTGGTTCTGTTTTTCCAATATTTGCCATTTTATTATCCTTTTGTATAAAATATTAGTAACTTCTTATTTTCATGCGAAGGCCAGAACCACTAAATTTAGCTTTTTCACTTTCTTGATTTATAGCATCAATTGCGCTTTGGTACAATGCTGCCCACACTTGTATTCGCTCGTCTTCCTTTAGATAAACGGCGGAATGTATTAGTGATCCATATAGGTAGGCGTCTGGGTGATGCTCTAATATCCAATTTGATGTGTTGCTATCACTTAGCGCTGGGGTTTTGCCATAATAATACAGCTCTGATGTGTACGTGCCGTCTGGCACTGGGTAAACTTCAATCTCGCCGGCGGTAATTGCGTAATATCTCGGATTTCCGCTTGTGTTAAGGTTTTTATATTTGCGGTCTAACAATTGGCCTTGAGATATTAGCTCAAGTGGGTTTGTGTCGCCGCCAGTAATGTAAAACCTGATTGCTTCAAGGTAATCTGTGGGTAATGTGGAGTATTGACCGGTAATACTTACTGTGCTGCGCTTCTCTTGCCTAAAATGGCGCAGTCGGCGATTCATATCAGCTTCAGCTTTTGATATAAACGTAGACGAAATTGCTGCTAGATCATCTCGGTTGAGAAAATCTGCAATATTTGTCTTTAATTCTGAATATGTTGTAATTGGCATTAGTTATACCCTGATTGTGCTAAATTTTGCTTCATTATTTTAAATATTTCACGCATTCTAGGCTGGTCATTTATAATATCTGCAAATAATGGGTCATCTCTATATTGAG